GCAATGCCATTTGAAATAGGATTGAGAAAGTTTAAGAAGAATGTTGAAAAGGCAGGAATCTTAAAAGAATTAAGAGCTAGGGAATATTACGAAAAACCTACTGCGAAAAGAAAGAGAAAAAAGGCTGAAGCTGTTAAAAGACATCAAAAAAGATTACAGCAAGAAAGTACAGCTTTCAACGCAAGAGGTCAAAGACACTACAAATAATTCATAAAAACTATTGACATTTAAGAATTACTTTGTTATAATATATTTGTTCAGTGGGAATACCATGACGGCGAGATGGAATCACGGAGTTAATAGCTCTACCATTTAGGACCCACGACGGTTACTGAGTTCGGGAGCAACTTTTGAACTACCAACTGTACTTACCAAGTGACGAAAGTTTCGAGGTAGGTCAACTGAGTAGGAATCTGACGCCAAAGAACCGACCACTGAGCTTCTTTTTATGACGGGATTATAGTATGGCATTAGCAAGAGGTCTATCAACGATTTCCACTCGGAAACGTAAAATAAAAATAACTAAAACCAAATTAGCTCAATATGAGCTTGATTGGCATAAGCATAATAAATGGGCTAAACAAAATGGGATGCATGACCTTCGTTATAATAGTCTGGATGAATATATAAATTATTGTCTAGGAAAGGTGAAACCTAAATCTGAGTTCAAACCTTATACACCAACAGATTCGTTTCGTAGAGAGGGTCCAACTTACCCTTCTTTTACAGGGTCTTATGGTGGAGGTTCAGGTACTAAGAAGGAATCACCTGTCTATACAGGAACCTTAGTAAAAGGAATAGCTACGATGCACAAGAGCAATGCTGTACCTATTATTAATCAACAACAAGCAACTGAAATATCAAGGATGGCGAAATGATATATTGTGACTTTAGCTTTGAAATTAACGAACAGGGATTACTATTTAACGATAAACCTGACCCTGACGAAACTCACATGGTACGAATTAGTAGAACTACATTTGAACCCGGTGATAAATTTACTTTAGAACTTGACGGATTCGGTCGTATGTTCTTTAGAAAAGATACAGGTGAAAATCCTGCACAACTTAAACTGGCATTATAATGGCAACAAAGAACGACATAACTGGTGATTCTCTAACAAGCAAAGCATCTACAAAAGCGTATGATGAAGGCTGGGATAGAATCTTCAAAAAAGAAGAATTACCTTCTGCTGTAGATGATGCAGCAGATGTAATGGGAAAATATGCTCACCCTGCTTATACAAGATATCCTCATCTTAAAGAAAAGGATTTCAAAGCAGTTCAGCAAGATCATACTGAACTTAACGGAGACGGCAATAGAGAGCGCGGTCGCTATGGTGAAGATCTCAAAAAATAACTGAAAAAAGTGAAATTAACTATTGACATTCATTATGATATAGATTATAATGGTTGTATTAATTAATTGAAAAGGTTTATATTATGAGTACTGAATTGAGAACTGTTCCAACAACAGATATTCAACAAACGCGTTTCTTTGGTGGAAAAGACCGAGGAACATGTATTCAGTTAACACCACCTTGGCAATCACAAGGTCATATTCAATTGACCCGCGAACAGGCTGGTGCATTGGCAGCAGAATTAATGTTGTTCTCAGAAGGCAACGAAGTTACCGAGCATCTTGCTCAAATTCAATCAGAGTTTGACGGTGAAGCTATAGCTGAGGCGCTTTGTTCATGAAAACAGATCCTTGGAAATTAATTCAATTACTTGAGAGAGATAACAGTCGACTTTATAAAGAAGATATGTTGTCTCAATATATTGATGATGAAGGTCTAGTCAAAGGTTTATTATATTGTCTTGATAATATGATTACCTTTGGTGTGGCTGATATTCCAACAAGTCAAAACGACGGTCCTGGTCTTTCTGCTGAGGATTTCTATATCCTCGCGGACCAGCTTCGTAATCGTGAATTAACAGGTCATGCTGCTCGAGACGCAATCATCGTCGCAAGAGAAGCAGCAACATCAGAACAATGGAATGATTGGTACCGTAGAATCTTAATTAAAGACCTGCGCTGCGGAGTATCTCTTAAGACAGTTAACAATGTTCAGAAGGGAACCATTCCTGTATTCACTTGTATGCTTGCTCATAGCGGTGATAACAATCCTAAGAAGATAACAGGAGATTGTGTTGTTGAATATAAGTATGATGGAGTAAGAGCCATTATTATTGTAGAAAATTCTAACGCAACGATTTATTCTCGAAACGGTAAACAACTCAAAAACTTCCCACATATCGAAGAAGCATTTAGTCATAAGATGTTTGATGATCTTGTCTTTGATGGTGAAGTTATGTCTGCTGATTTTCAAACACTAATGAAACAAGTACATCGTAAAGAAGGTTCTGAAACAACTGATGCTTATTTTGCATTGTTTGATTTCTTACCTCTTGATGAATTTAAGACAGGCAGTAGTACATTGCCTCTAATTAAAAGAAAGGAATTATTAAAAGGCTTTGAAAGTTCTGAGTACTTCAGTGATTGTATTATTGTTACGAAATACGATGTTATTAATATTGAAGAAGACGCAGACAAATTCAAAGCAATTAATAATACAGCAATAGAAGAAGGTTATGAAGGTATCATGGTTAAACCTGTAAATGGTTACTATGAATGTAAACGATCTTATGGTTGGTTAAAAATGAAACCTTATATTGAGGTAACATTAACTGTAATAGACATTGAAGAAGGAACTGGCAAAAACGAACGAAGCACAGGAGCACTTGTATGCGAAGGCCTCGACGAAGGTAAACATATCAAAGTTAATGTTGGGACAGGTCTTAGTGATGATCTCAGGGATGATATTTGGAATAGCACTAACACTGTACTTGGTCAACTAGTTGAGATAAGAGCTGATGCAGTTACTATCAGTCAAGATTCAGATGATATATACAGTTTAAGATTCCCACGATTTAAAAGTTTTAGAGGCTTTGAGCCAGGAGAGAAACTATGACGCAATATGATGAAACAGTATATAAGCAACGAATAATGTTGGAGGCTGAAGAATGGTCAATGCAAGTTAAGTCTTTGCATGCTCATTCTTTTAATTCAATGTGGTATGATGACCATCCTGAAGATACTGAAGGTGGTAAAGCGGTCACTGATATAGAATACAATTGTGGTTTAATTAAAAGATCACAAGGTGGCAAACCTCTTCGTACTTTTGGAGTAAAACTCAAAGGTAACGCTTTATACGACGCATATACAAGACAATGAAACAATTCATTACTCTGTTAGCAGTATCATTAGCTTTGCCATCTTCGGCAAGTACCTTTAACGATCATGTAGGACCGATGATTGAATATGAATCATTTGAAATGCAATGTTTGGCAATGAATGTCTATCATGAAGCAAGGTCAGAGAACCTAGCAGGTAAATATGCAGTTGCTGATGTTGTTTTAAATCGTGTACGTGACGATAGATACCCAAATTCTATTTGTGGTGTTGTATATCAAGGAGAACATAAACCTTCTTGGAAAGATCCACAAGTACTAGTACCAAAGCGTAATCGTTGCCAATTCAGTTGGTATTGCGATGGAAGATCAGACGAAGCAACAGAAGAAGATGCTTGGGAAGAGTCATTTGGTATAGCCTTTAAGATATTAGAGAATAATAGATTCCGTGGAATTACCGAAGGTGCAACTCATTATCATACAACTTTTGTGGATCCTTATTGGGCTCCAACCTTACAGCAAGTAGGAACTATAGGATCTCATATCTTCTACCGTGCAGACTGAATAAATAATACCATAATATATTAGTTATGGAGTTAGTTATGAAAGTCGCAGGTGTGGATTACAGTTTAAGTAGTCCAGCTATTTGTGTACATGAAGGTGAAGAGTGGAGTTATGATAATTGTACCTTTTACTATTATGTAAAACAAAAGAAGTTATTAATTGGAGAGAAAGGACAATATCAAGCAACGATGTATCCTGACAATTGGTTTAACGATCAAGAACGATATGATATCATTGGATCGTGGTCACAAAGCAAATGTTTTGAATGTGACTTTGTCGGAATTGAAGGATATGCGTTTGGCGCAGTAGGTAGAGTATTTCAAATAGCAGAGAACTGCGGTTTATTTAAACACAAGCTATGGGAAAGAAATATACCTTATGATGTTTATCCGCCAACAATGATTAAAAAGTTTGGTTGTGGAAAAGGCAACGCAAATAAAGAATTAATGATTGAAGCGTTTGAAAAAGAAAATTCTATTGACATTCGCGAAAAATGTGGTATAATAACAAAATCGTGGAATCCTATTACCGATATCGTAGATGCCTACTATATTTGTAAATACGGTTTCACTCAACTTACAGAGAATAAAGATGATAGTAATATTTAACGGACCGCCAGCTTCAGGCAAAGATGAAGCCGCTAGTTTATATAAAGAAAAGTACGGATTTGGTAATCTGTCCTTTAAGTATCAATTATTTAAAGAAACAATTAAACACTTTGATGTTGATGAAAGATGGTTCATGGAAGGATATAAGGATAGAACACAAAAGGAAAAAGCTGAGTTTGCCTTACAAGGTATGTCAAGACGTGAAGCAATGATTCATGTATCGGAAGATATTATTAAACCAAAGAAAGGATTAGATTATTTTGGTAAGTCAGTTGCCGAAGAAATCATCGGCAGTAATAACTATGCTTTGGCAGATGGTGGATTTGTTGAAGAACTTGAACCTATTATTAAAAAGGTTGGTGCAGAGAATATTGTCATCGTTCAATTAACAAGAGAAGGTTGTGATTATTCATCTGATTCACGTAAATACTTTAACGGAAATTTAATTAAGGAATGGACAATAGGACAAACCACAACTGTAGATAAAGCATATGTTCTTAAAGAAGAAATGGATGTAGTAACATATCGCATACATAATAACGGTTCATTGCATAACTTACATGGTGCATTGGATAACATATATAATGAAATTAATGGAGATAGACAATGAGTTGCATTTATAAAGGAGTTATAATTGATTCCGAGCTTTCTGCCAACAGTAAAGGCGGAACTGAAATGATGAGACAACGTTTAATAGATAACGTTGGTGAAGAAGTACTTGAGAAAGTAGCAGTACATTTATCAAGACCGAGAGAATTATACAATGACGTACCAAATATCCTTTGGTGTCATGACTTAGCAGAAGATCCTGAAAACGAAGTATTAAAAGATGGTGGTTGGCAAAAGTTTAATCATATTGTATTTGTGACAGCATGGCAAAGAGATCAATACATTATGAGATACGGTATTCCTTATGGCATCTGTTCAGTAATTCATAATGCAGTTGAAGTTAAATACGATCCGCAAGAAAAAGATATGGAAACAATTCGTTTCGTATATCATACGACTCCACATCGTGGATTAGAATTACTTGTACCTATTTTTGTTTCTTTAGCAAAAGAGTTTGATAATATTCATCTTGATGTTTATTCAGGATTTGAAATTTATGGTTGGGAAAACCGTAATGAAGCTTATAAGCCACTCTTTGCACAAATCGAAGAACATCCAAACATGACTTATCATGGAGTTAAACCAAACGAAGAAGTTCTTGAAGCGTTAAAGAAATCTCATATTTTCCTATATCCTAATATATGGAAAGAGACATCTTGTATTGCGTTACTTGAAGCAATCAAATCTCAGATGATTTGTATTCATCCTAATTATGGCGCTTTACCAGAGACAGCAGCAAATGCAACAATTATGTATGATTGGAATGAAGACATGAATCATCATGCAAATTATGCTTTTTCAGTTACGAAACAGATTTTGACTCAGATGAAGAACGATCCTAACTATTTCCATGGATTTACTTTCTCTGATAGATTTAACTTGGCAAGAAATTCAATTGCCTCTTTTGCCACAATGTGGAACACTCTACTAAGGAACATCGGAGATGCCTACCAAGAATAAAGATAACCTGATTCATTTTCCAAAAATACATTCAAATCCACCCATTGATGAAAGTAGTGTTTCAGAAAGAATTCGAGAATATAAAGATTCGTATTCTTCAGAACTTGCGGAAATTATATGGGAAAACGTATTAGGAGAAATGGCAAGAGCAGGTTGCGAGTTTGATGAAAACATGGATAGGTACTTTCCTTCTATGATTCTTATCTTTGAAGCAATTCGATCTTTACATCTACAAACAATGGGAGAAGAACATCAACTTCAACCATTTGCTATCCAGAATGTAATTATATCAGAAACTAACGAAACACGTATGGCCGGCGGCCTTAAAAAGAATTTAGATGAAACCATTGACATTGACGAAGATCTTTGATATAATAGTACTTGTAAATTAAATAATGGATAAATTATGATACTAGTAGATTATAACCAGGTTATGCTTGCGTCACTGTTCGCAGGTATAGGTAACCACACAAACATGGAAGTAGATGAAAATCTCCTTCGTCACATGTTTCTAAATTCAATCAGATTTAATCGCAAAAAGTTTTCGAAAGAATACGGAGAGATTGTGATCTGCGCTGATAACACCAATGTATGGAGAAAGGATTACTATCCATACTATAAAGCAAATCGTAAAAAGAACAGAGATGAATCTGAACTCGATTGGAATGCTCTGTTTGATGTCATTCATCAAATACGTAGAGAGATTGAAGAGTTCTTTCCATATAAGGTTGTATATGTTGATCGTTGTGAAGCTGATGACATTATCGCAACTTTATGTATGGAACATGGTACTGAACTGAATAATGGATCTGAAAAGATTCTTATTCTATCAGGAGATAAGGATTTCATTCAATTACAGAAATATGCAAACGTAGATCAGTATAATCCTGTACTAAAGAAATGGGTAAGACATGCTAATCCTGTTCAGTATATTACAGAACACATTCTTCGTGGTGATACAGGAGATGGAGTTCCAAACATTCTTTCAGCAGATAACTGTTTAGCTGTTGGTGATAGACAAAGACCAATGACTAAGAAAAGAATTGAACTCTTTAGTAAATCACCAGAAGAAATGGATGAAGAAACAAAACTAAGGTTTAATCGTAATAAACAAATGATTGACCTTACAATGATTCCTCAGGAATACAAAGACAATATTCTCGAGGCTTATAATAACCAAGAAGAAGTGGGCAGAGGTCAGCTGTTCAATTACTTCGTAAAGAAAAAGCTAAAGAACCTCATTGGTGATTTACAGGATTTTTAATTATGATTAGAGACTCAATAAGTAAGATAATTACAGAAACTTCAAAACTTAAAGGCACTAAAGCTAAAGTAGAGAACTTACAGAAACATGACGCAGTACCATTAAGACAAGTGCTGCGTTTAATATATGATGAGAATGTTGAATTCTTATTACCAGATACTCCACCTCCATTCAAAGAAAACGACCTCGTTGACCTTGATACTATGTTATATAGAGAAGCAAGACGTTTGAGAATTTTCTTCTTAGGTGGTGGGTATGATAACCTTAACAAAAATAGAAGAGAAGCACTGTTTATTCAGTTGCTTGAAGATTTGAATCCAGCAGATTCAAAGATACTTGCAGAGAATATGCTTAGTCATACTCCGATTAAAGGAATAACTAAGAAAACTCTTGAGGCAGCGTTTCCAACTCTATTTACGGATCCACTCAACTTCAAATAAGGCAGGACACCATGGGTAAGCGGACTAAACAACCCGCCTCTTCCGACGATTGGACGAACATCAAGATCGAAGATCGTAAACGTGAAAAACAAAAGAAAACGCATCGAGCCGAGGTTCGAAAGCATAAATTATCAGAAAAGAAAAACTTTTTATCATAAAACTATTGACATTTAGTTGTTTCTTTGTTATAATATATCTGTAAAATTAAATTAATGGAGAAAATATGGATCACAGAGCAGAAAAATTGATCCTTGTAGATTGTGACGGTGTACTACTTGATTGGAAGTATGCATTCTATAAGTATATGAATGAAAACGGATATACCGTTATTGAAGAAGGTGTATACGACGTAGCACAAACGTTCGGAGTCACAAAGGAAGATTCAAAGAGACTGGTAAGACAGTTTAACGAGTCTGCAAGAATAGGATTTTTACCAGGCTTAAGGGATGCCATTAAATATGTCAAGAAACTCCATAGTGAAGGTTATGTTTTTCATTGTATTACTAGTCTCAGTACTGATTACTATGCCGGCAAACTAAGAGAACAAAATCTCGAAAGATTGTTTGGTAAAGATGTATTTGAGAGAGTGGTATGTTTGGACTGCGGAGCCGATAAGGACGACGGTCTATTACCTTATAAAGAAAGCGGATGTATTTGGGTTGAAGATAAACCTTCTAATGCTGAATTGGGTCTTGAACTAGGACTCAGATCTATTCTGATTGAACATGACTTTAATAAAGATTACGAAAATAATAATTTAGTAATTGTTAAGAATTGGAAAGAAATCTACGAGTCTATCGTATAAATACTATTATGGATTATAAGATTGGAATCTAATGCCTACATATACTTTTGAAGACACAAACACTGGTGAACAATTCGAGAAGTTCATGTCTATGAGCTCAGTCGACCAGTTCAAGAAAGACAACCCCCATTTGAAATCAATCATCACTAGTGGCCAACCTGTGATTGAGGCCGCGCGCTTGGGAAGGATGAAACCTGACCAAGGTTTTCGTGATATACTTACATCAATGAAACAAAACAAATCATACACTGGAAACAAAATTAACGATTGGAAGTAATCTTCAGATCGCTTCCTTTTAGTTAATGCAAAGGAGGTTTTATGTCAAGACAGCGTCGTTTATCACCGAAGGAGAAAAGGAAGATTAAGCAGAGAAATGGACAAAGAATGGATAGTAAATTTTCCATGAATCATATTTCGCCACTGACTCCTACCCAAGAGGAATTTTTCGACAACTATAACGCTGGGTATAATATTGCTGCAATTGGAACAGCAGGCACAGGTAAAACAATGTGCGGATTATATCTTGGTCTATGTGATATTTTAGATGATGACAATTATGACCAAGTAATAATCGTTCGTTCAGCAGTACAGACAAGAGAGCAAGGTTTTATGCCAGGCACTCAGGCTCAAAAAGAAGCCGTCTATGCAGTACCCTACGCGGATATAACAAACAACTTATTTGGCAGAGGAGACGCTTGGGAAATACTCAAACAAAAATGCTCAGTTAAGTTTATGACATCATCATTCGTTAGAGGATTAACATTTGATAACTCTATCATAATTGTAGATGAATGTCAAAGCATGACATACCATGAACTCGATAGTATTATTACACGAGTTGGTGATTCGTCAAAAATTATATTCTGCGGTGATACAGCACAAGATGATCTTGCCGGAACTAGACACAAACACGATACATCAGGACTACGAGATTTTCTTAAAGTCATTAAACGAATGGATCATTCTTTCAAAGTAGTTCAATTTGGAATTGAAGACATTGTTAGAAGTGGATTAGTAAAAGAATACATTATAGCAAAGGAGAGAACAGAACTAAAGCCTCAACTCGTGGCTTAAACTCGGAGGGGATCCTTCGGGATCCCTTTCAACTCAAAGGAATATATTATGAAATTATTTGAACACTATTCAGAGGCACCCGTCCTCGAAAAACTAACAAGAGCTTCCGTAGATGGTAAGCGTATATATCAAACACCATCAGGCGCAGGTTATCCGTCTGTCACAACTGTATTAGGTATTCTCGGTAAAGAGGATATACAAAAGTGGCGTGATCGCGTTGGTCATGAAGAAGCTAATCGTATTTCAACTCAAGCCGCTCGACGCGGTACTGCAGTTCATAAACTTTGTGAAGATTATTTAGATAATGATCCTGATTATTCTAAAAAGCATATGCCTGCTAATATTCATATGTTTAATACAATGAAACCCATCTTGGACAAACGAATAAATAATATTTGGTACCAGGAGTGTTTCTTATATTCAAACGAACTCCAAACAGCTGGTCAAGTTGACTGTATTGCTGAATGGGATGGAGAACTCGCGGTCGTTGATTTTAAAACATCAAAGAGACCAAAGAAAGAAGAATGGATTCTTAATTATTATATGCAAGTATCCTTTTATGCAAAAGCATTTGAAGAAATGACTGGTAATAAAGTAAAAAAAGGTGTGGTCTTTATTGGTGTTGATGGAAACGAACCTCAAGTCTTTGAGTTTGACACAACAGCATATATTGATCATTTTGCAGCAGTACGAGATACGTATAAAGAGCTTTATGAAAAAGAAAAGACGGTACATAGTATTTGATGATAACATGGGCGTGTTCTTAGGAACTTATAACGGCTATGACCTTGGCATGGAAGACGATGGTAGAATCTATGCATGCTTTGCAGCTAATAATCCTTTTGGTTTAACTAACTGTTGTGGGTTTAAAACTGAGCGTGCTGCATACCATTATATAAACGATATGTTTCCACCAAGAAAGAAAAGAAACCTTAAAATTGGTGAAGTAGAAACAGAGACAGAATTTCCAACGGTTGTTGATTTGATTAAATCAGGTTATAGCGACCAAACATTTGATATGATAGATGGATTAGTTGCAGAAGGAAGTCAACTATTACATTAATAACAGGATATGATTATGAATCACAAAACGCTAAACAAAAACATGGACATGGGCTTTCTCGACATGGATCATGTAGCAAACATGAGAAAAGAATTCTTTATTAATAAGGATTATGAATGGTGGGGTCAAGTAAAAGAAGGTGACATCGTAGTTGACATTGGTACTTGTGTTGGTATGTTCAGTTGTCATGCTCTCGACTCCGGTGCAAGTAAAGTATACATGGTCGAACCAAATCAGCATCTATTAAAAACAGCAATAAACAATACTCTTCCTTATGTTATCAACGCAGTTGAATCACCAGTAGTTCCATGTCATGCTGCTATTATGAATCATGACGATCATATTACTCATATCTATGATAATGATAGTTCTGGAGATTTTAAACGTTTTCGTTTTAAAGAATTCATTGAACATTACGGTATAGAAAAAATTGACTTTCTCAAAATTGATTGCGAAGGTGGAGAGTACGATATCTTAACGAAAGAAAACTTTGATTGGATCTATAATAACGTTGGTCATATTGCAGTTGAAATACATCGTCGTCATGCGGACTCAGGCAGTAGTGATATGATTAAGTTCCGTAATGAATTCCTTAAACATTATGAAGAAGAAGACCGTTTGAGATATCAAGGCAGTGAGAATGGAAAAGGAATGTGGAACGACAAACTTATTCTTGATAATGATTGGCATAATTTGCCATCAGAATTCATGGCATATTTTATCAAAAAGTAGTTGACATGTCTCTCATAATAGTATATAATATAACCTATGAAAGATAAACAATTAATTCAAGACGCGTTAATGTTAGCCATCAGAGCTCATGAAGGACAACGACGAAAGTATACCGGAGAACCATACTCCGCACATCCTATCGGCGTTTCAAAAATTATAGAAACAATTCCTGACCATACACCAGAGATGGTTGCGGCTGCGTTATTACATGACGTCGTTGAAGATACTCCGATTACATTTTTGGACATCAAAAATCAATTTGGTTCTGTCGTTGCTGAATACGTTCATTATTGTTCTAATGTCTCCGAACAAGGAGATGGGAACCGTGCGTTTCGTAAGAAGATGGACGCAGATCATTTTGCGATGGGTCCTGCTGAAAGTCAGTCTATAAAGGTTGCTGATTTAATACATAATAGCGAATCCATTATACCGAACGATCCAAAGTTCTTCCACAAAGCATACAAGCACGAAAAACAATACCTATTGAATGTTTTAACTAAAGCAAACCCAATACTCAAGAGTCATGCTCAATCGATGCTTGACGATGCATGGAATCCGGCTTAATCGTCGGATTTCTTCCATATAACCTCCAGTTCTATCCATATTCCTTATTGATCTAAAAAAGTTAGTTTATTTTCATAAAAACTATTGACATTCTTTATGAAACCGTTTATAATGGTTGTATAAATTAAATTAATGGAGAAACAATATGGGAACTAAATTTAACAAAGAAGAATTTACTTGGGACGGAATGTACCTAATGTATCGTGGAGAATTCCCAGGAGCTCCGCTAATGAACGAAGTTCATCCTAACTGTCATCCTTCATGGATTGGCAAAGTCAAGCCTAACTTTATCGCAAGATTCAAGTACGGCTCAAAGCCTTATAAATCTTACATCAACTGTATTGTAGATAACTACACTGTTGAGGAATACCTAAAGGTTTCAAGAGAAACATCTCCATTGGAAGCAGTTCAAAGAGTTGGCTATTCAGGAAGAGGCAGATATTATTCAAGGAGTGCTGCATAATGAAAAATACATATTGGGAAGGAAAAGGAACTTATCAAGAAATTTCTGATAAGCTTGAAGAAATGGTTCCAGTAAGTGGAGCTTGTTATAATATACCTGAAGATGAAGAGTCAGGCATTAATAAACCACTTGATATGTTTCGTGAAACTGTTAATGCATATTATGATATTTTCAATAACGGTGGAGGTAACTCCGCGAGTCGTAGAGTTTCTTACTACTTTCCTGGTGTCATGTCAGTCATTAATCGTAACTACAGAAACATTGATTGGCAACTTGTTGAAAGTATCGTGGAGCCTATAATGGATAAGAGAGTTTTGCTCACAGCAAAAAAGATGAATTTATTTTCATAAAACTATTGACATTCATTATGAAACCGTTTATAATAGTTCTATAAATTGGAAAAAGGAAAAAATATGAAAAATTACATCGTCAAACAAATCGTCGTTCCTAAGTCTGAAGAAGAATACCCAAATCTTTATGGTTGGGGTGGAGCTGAGGAAAAATCACCAGCTTGGAAAGCAAAGCTTGCATATATGCATGGCCTGAGAAGGAACGAGTTTGATTCTGCTGATCTTGCATTGTATGAAGATACTTACGATGTTCAAGCAAAGAGTCTCGATGATGTATTTAGGATTACCAATCTTTGGGAAGATCCTGATGCAGTTCATGCGTTTAGAGTTGGTCATAGTACATCTGTCGGAGATATCATCTTAGATAAGTCTGATAACAAAATGTACATGGTTGATTCATTTGGTTTTAAGGAGGTAGCGTAATGCTTAAGGAAATGTTTACTTTTTTAGATGATCTACGAGAAAGTGGATCTATTAATATGTTTGGAGCTCCAATGATTCTACGTGAAGAATTTGGATTATCAAAAGCTGAATCGTTCGAGGTGTTCACTGCCTGGACGAAGCAATTTACTGAAGAGTGAAAAAAGTAGTTGACATTCGTTATGATCTAGATTATAATGGTTGTTGAAATTAATTAATAATGAGGAAATTAAATTATGGCACATGAATTAGAAATGATAAATGGACAAGCTGCAATGGCATATCGTCAATCGTCTGGAGTACCTTGGCATGGTCTAGGAACACCAGTTGAAGATGACATGTCTCCAATCGAAATGATGAAAGCAGCTAACCTAGATTGGAAGGTATCCAAGCAACCATCTTTCGTTGAAATCAACGGAGAAAAGGTATTAACAGGTCAAGAAGCTTTGGTTCGCGAAAGTGACGGCAAGATTCTGACTAACGTATCTGGTAATTGGAAACCATGTCAAAATCAAGATGCTTTTGAATTCTTTAATGAATTCGTAAACACTGAAGGTAGCAACTCCATGCAGATGGACACAGCAGGTAGTTTGAAAGACGGTCAAATCGTTTTCGCAGCTGCTAATGTAAACGATGGATTTACACTTGCTAATGATGATGAAGTAAAAGGATTTCTTTTATTCTCAAATCCTCATGTATATGGTAAGTCTATTGATGTCAAGTTCGTAATGACAAGAGTTGTTTGTAATAATACTCTTTCTATGGCTTTGACTGAACGTGGTCAACCTGCAGTTAGGTTATCTCATCGTAATCACTTCAATCCTGAAATGGTTAAAGAGTTATTGGGTATCTCACACAATCGTGTAGAGCAATTCAAAGAAGCTGCTGAGTTCCTTTCATCGAAGCGTTACTCTGATAAAGCTTACAAGCTATTCCTATCGCAAGTATTCGGTACTTCTAATCAAGAAGGCAAGATCCTCTCAAGGACTGCTGAACGTGCATTAGAAATCGTAGATACTCAACCAGGAGCAAATATGTCACCAGGAACTTGGTGGAATGCTTACAACTCAGTAACATATATGACTGACCACGAAATGGGAAGGTCTGCTGATACTCGAGCTGCTGCAGCTTGGTTCGGACACAATGCAAAAAGAAAGCTTGATGCTCTCAATCTTGCAGTTGAAATGGCGGAGGTAGCGTAAGCTACCTTCTATTTTATTTTGATGATTTACATAAAAACTATTGACATCATAAAGAAACTGTGTTATAATAGTTGTATAAATTAAAATAATTGGAGTTATTATGAAATTTGATAAAAACGGAAAACAAAGAACTGATGCTTACGTCGGAACATACAGCATCGAATGTGCTGGTGATATGCTCGAAGTAAATAAGGTCAAAGACTTCGTCAAGATGATGAATAGAGATCTTAAGCAGAGTGACGCAAGGTGCAAAGCCGGCTACCCTCTTAGGTACAGAACATCTTTAAAAGGCAGACAGCCAATTAACAAAGTAAGACATCCAAGAACTGGACAACTCAGAGGTTATACATACCACGGAGATGTGATTGGTGGAATGCAAAATTGTGCAGCTGTTGATGTTTATATCCACAGATACTTAAGTGACACAATGTGGAGGGACAAGAAAACATCATGAAGATTAAATTAGAAATTGAGCTTGATACAGATAGAGACTCTCGAGAGATTGCAGAAATTCTGGAGCTTATAGAAAAAATTAAAGAAAAGACGGAGGAAGTTAGTGAGTAAGATACTTATTACAGGTGGAACTGGATTTGTAGGTACGAATCTTCTTCCTCTATTAAATGCGGAAGGCCATGAGGTAGTACTTGTGGATAACCTTTCACAGTCGGTCTATGTACCAGAGTTCCATGCTTCAGCTAAGTTCTATCTTGCTGATATTACTGATTCTGTTATGTTAGACAAAATATTCGCAGCAGAGAAACCTGATGTGGTATTTCACTTCGGTGGTTTAGTATCAATCTATGACTGCCATAACGAACCTGTCTTTGCAGCTGAACAGAATATCATTGGTTCTATCAATGTATTTAATGCAGCTCTAAATAATGGTTGTGACAGAGTTATCTTTTCGGAAACATCTGCAGTATACGAAAACGTTGAGCTACCTGCAGATGGCTATAAAGAAGGTTCTTCAGATCCTACAACATTCTATGCAGCATCAAAAGCAGCAGTTGCTTTGATAGCAGATAGTTATGCAAGGACAAGAGGACTAAAGTATACGGCTTTACGTTACTTCAACATAGCTGGTCCAATTCAGGACTATAAGAGAACAGTACCTCCATTGTTTGCTGGTTTTGCTCTCAGGCTATTAGGTGGTAATCAACCAATCATATTTGGAGACGGTACACGTAGGAGAGATTTTATTCATGTCGATGATGTAAATAAATTCCACTTACAATGCTTAACAGATGATAGGACAGTTAATGAAACTTTCAATCTTGGCATGGCAAACAGTCATTCACTGCATGAAATAGGTACGATCATATTCGATTATTTAAGAGATGAAGTATCTTTGGATTACCTTGAGTATGTTCAGATGGATGAAATCAATGGAGAAGCTCATACGATATTTGCTAATATTGAAAAAGCTAAAGCCATCGGCTGGGTTCCTGAGAAGACGATACAAGATGCTATATTCGATACGATAGATTACCTGAAGAAGGAAATTGAGTCAGGCAACGTTAACCCTAGTGACTTTATGAAGGATCTAGACACATCAAAGGTAAAAATATAATGAGTCCAAAATACGAAGAATCTGATGGCAGAAAAAGAAATAAAAGTGGAGATAGAAATTTCGACAAAGAAGCTCGAGCCTTACTTTCTGGGTTGTCTGAAATGCAGCTTTATAAACTTTTTGAAATCGTACATACCGAGATGAAACGACCTTGTACTGACGAAAGGACGCTTGAACTACAAGCAGTGAAAAAAGCGATTCGTAGTACTCCAGGAGTTCAGCCATATAGGTTTGATAGAATCATTAATGGTTATCAATCAGAAATGGCAAGAACTGGCCGACCAAAGGATGGTCAATTTATTCCTTATAAAAAGAAGACTTAATATAACGAAAAGTTCTAATTAAAATGATTTATTTTCATAAAACTATTGACATTCTTTATGAAACCATATATAATGGTTGTATAAATTAAATTAATGGAGAAGATATGAAATTAGTAATTCAGACACAGTACAGAGAAAACTACGCGGCTCATAATGAGGATTATGTCCATGGAGTTTCTGAGGCTTATTGGAAGTTCAAGGGTGGCGAAACGTTCGTCGTTTCTTGTTCGTTTGCAGATGCGGCTGAACCTGCATTTAGGCAAGCTGCTTTTGACGCAGTGTCGTATTCTAACGAAGCTTCTGAGGAATATGTTCTTGATTGGGAAATCGTCGATGACGCTGAGTTCTCAATCTCTAACCACATTGAGGAGTGGGATACTCCAACAATGCTTTGGTTTGATGGTGAGCATTTCATGGCCACTAAGAAGACCGACAATACCGACATGGGGTATATGAGGTCCGAGATTCTTACTAAGTTTGAGTCATGGACTATCACTCCTGAGGATAGTAGGTCTGACTATAAATCAACATTCACCATGGACGACGGTTCAGAGTTAACATATGCTGAACTTGGTTCTTACTTTGCGGAGGCAGCGTAATGTATAGTGGAAACCCAAACGTAAATCCTAACTCGTGGACAGAATATGTCTCTGTAGCTTTGTTTATAGCAATATTATCTGTAGGTTTTTTCTACGCGGTAAGTGTAACTGCTAATATGCCTGATGTTCATGTATCACATTCAACTAATGAGTGTGTTGAAGTAATAAATTATACTGAAGAAAAATTGTTCTCTTGTGAGAATATGCCTACTAAGTATAATAAGGTTTGGGTGAAATAATGGAGACAATATTTTCATACATCGCAGGAATCATTCTTTTATGGATTATGGGTCATGTAGTCTATATGCAAACTCATATGTCTGAAGAAAATAGACAAGGTAAAGGAATACCTCTTTATTGGGAAGAGGGTGGTTGGTACTACGAATGGAAAAAGAAAAGAAAGCAAAAGACTTTTGATAAATCTAAAGTAAAATATTTTGATGGAGATAACACATGAGACCATTGATTGAATACCCAAGAATAGTCAAAGATGCTATCGTCGATCTTTGTGATTGGAAATATGTAGGCAAGGTAGCATTAGTTTTTGTTCCTGTAGTACTATGGACAGCATTCTTTTGTGCTTTAGAATTCATCTATCATTTTTCAAAATGGTTTAATGACTTTGGTGGTGACAAGCTTGAGAGGTTTATAAAGAATGATTGAGATTATGAAGGAAGTAACTGATTGGGGAGACCTTAGGATTAATAATGGTTTCTATCATATTAACGGTCAAGGACAATTGGTAGCACATCAGCCTGCTGGTGGTAAGTTAAAAGTTTATAAGACACCGCTTAAACAGTTCTCTAAGTCGAGACGTAAGTGGGTTAAAGTTGGAGATTATCAAGAGAAGGGTAATCTAGGTGGTATTCCTGTACCAGGAAGTAATGGGAATACTTATTATATCATTGATGGTAAATGTAACTGTAAAGGCTTTACATTCCGTGGTGATTGTAAACACATAAGGAGTGTAGCATGACTAAATTTTTGAAAAGAGGAATTATATTCGCAGTTGATAGTTGGAGACTTGTAATGGATGCAAGGTTTAATCCTTTAAGGTTTATTCCAGACCCCGTATTACAAACTTACTTTATGTTAGTCCTATTTGTTATGTGGAGTGCATTCTTTGGAATGGTCGCTATGTTCTATATTGGATGGTTTGGATATTCTATTCCTACAAGTATTATCGTACACTTATCAATTCTTGTACCTATCGCAATTACAAATGGTGTCTTTATTGATGCTGAAAGAGACGGTTCTAAATGGCTGAGAGATTGGAGAAAGAAATGAGTGCATACTTAATGGATGTAGATTATGCTACTAAAGAAGATATCTTAAGAGATTACTTTACTGCATTTTCAAATAAAGATGTTGATACATTAGAGACAATGTTTAGTAAAGATATAGAATTAACTGATAGCTTTGGTCATTGGTCAGGTATAGAAGATGTAATCGGCGCTAACAAGACGATCTTCCAAAACTGTTTACGAATAACAGCTATCATAGATAAGATCATTGTAGACGGAGACTCAGCTTGCGCTATAATTGATATTGAAATTATGACAGAAGGTAGTGATCCAACAAATGACTTTAGAGAGAATCATCAAACACTTAAGGTAATAGATTACTTCGTATTTGATAATGCTAATAAGATCAAAAAGATATCTGCTTATAAGCAGTAGGAGTAATAGTGGATGAAAGAATTTTAAAAGAAATTAAATTATCAAGACAACTCGCAAGAGAGATTCAATGGGTACTTGATTCTGGTGGCGTTATGCCAGTTCAGATTCATAACATGTATAAACCATTGAAAAAGTTTTACGATGATTGTGTTATCGCAGAAGAACTAGATTTCTACGGAAAATAAGTCTATCTTAAGCCACATCGGCCTTTTGCCTTTTCGGTAATCTTATGATTGTTATATGCAACTAAACCAGTTACTATACTTGAAACTAATTTCCATTCGTTCCACCAAAACTGGCCATATTTTTCATCAGTCAAATAAGCTGTCTTTACTCCCCAAATGATTCCACCTTTTAAAGCAATCATTTCATCTACTTCAGGAACTGATGGTAATAATGGATTGGCTTCACGAATACAATCATACTTAACTCCTTCGTAAGTTGTATATACATCTGCTATATGAGCTGTCCAAAATAAAACATCAATCAGCAACTGAGTGTTTGCATCCATTCTGAAAGCTCCTTGGTCTAATTCTATGTTTCCAAGTAATTTTTTTTCCTTCCACTTAGGATTGTGTTGTAGGTCGTAAAAGGAAGGAACAAACTCTGGGCCGTGTGGAATATTGATCATTGCACCATTAGGCATAATTTTTGTTTTGCCAACAACGACTCTTCTAACAAACTTTTTATTATAAGGAATAGTTTGACCATTACGAATCAAGTATTTTTGAGTTTCAGAAAGACTGTGATAACCTAAATCTAAAGTATCAGGTACATATGCAAAGGCGGGCAAGGCAATTAAGCCTATAATTAAACTACTTAGTAGTCGCGATAAAAACTCCATTCCAATCCTTTGGAAGATCTTGCGTTTTCATGTATTCACAACGCTCAATCCACATTTTGTAATAACCTTGCATTTGTCCTTCAAAGCAATCCATAAGGTCATTACATATTTTTATCGCCTTATCAAAGTTTTGCTTTTGATAATTTGAATGCATCGCTTCGTGCATCTCTGCTGGTTTAATATATTTATCTTTATTCAGATCTAATACGGTATGTATACCAACACCAACTGTTTTACCTTTCACCGCAAGATCATCGACCTTAAGAAAAAAGAAATCATTATGACCACAGCGATCTACTGTTTCTTTTCCAACTAATAATAGACAACCGTATTCTTTACACTTAGATTCAATTCTTGCAGCAGTTGATACTGCGTCTCCAAGGATGTCATAACTATGTCGACTTGTAGAACCCATTTCACCAACATAACCTAATCCACTGTTAATCCCAGCTCCCATACCAATCGGTGGCCTTCCTTCTTTTGTAATCTTGTCATTAAACTTTTCTACCGCTCGTAACATATTGATACCAGTTCTTACTGCAGTTTTTGCATGGTCATCATCTTCCATTGGTGCATTATGTATATGCATGCTTGCGTCTCCAATGTACTTTATGATCATTCCATTTGCATCTAGAACAGGTTGTGTAATAGCGTCCATATAACCATTCATTAAAGTAGTCAGCCCTCTAACATCATCGCCGAAGCTTTCGCCTAATGGAGTAAATCCTCGAAGATCGCTAAATACAATACTTACATCTTTCTTCATTCCATCCTTGACAAGAGAAGGATTTTGTTGTAAAATAGTAACAACTTCTGGAGAGCAATAACCGGCAAACTGTTTCATGATTGCCCGCTTTTCTAAAAATGTTAAATAGTAATTGTTGAACGATGATTGCGCAAACACCACTAAGGAACCTAATGAAATCAAAGATGCGTCAACAAATGTTAGTGAGTCGCTCCAAAGCCACCAGCTTACTCCGTATCCGGACCCGACAAGAAGAAGAGATGTTATCACCCCAGGAACTATGGGCAATCCATAGACCGCTCCAAGGATTCCTAGACATACAACCACCAGAAAGAAGAGCTCAAATATTGCAGACCAGTCGGGAATCTTTATTTCAACTCCTGAAAGAACGGTCTGAATTAACTGAGCTTGAACTTCGTGGGGATACATTGCACCCGTTGGGGTTGCGACTGGATTAGAATAGCCCTCTGCGGTTATTCCAAATACTAATACCTTTCCGCTTGGTAAAGGGTCGGTGATACTTATTTGTTCAAATTTATTCCAAAAGGCAATTGGTAATTCAGAAAAACTATTTGTTGTAATAGGATCTTGCTTTCCTATTCTTACCCATTCAACGCCATTGGAGCCTACCTTCATTTGGTAGCTTGGTTCTCCTGTGTACACACGTAAGGTATCGAGGGCGAGAGATGGATAGGAATTCCCGGCTGCTTGTATAACGAGTGGCGCACGTCGCACGACTCCGGTTGGTTTATCAGGAATAGCAACGGTAGCACCAACCCCGTAAGCGAAATTAGACAAAACATCGACAGGATAAAGTAGTCCCGGAAATTTGTAAAGCCAGTTTTCATTTTGTTCTCCAAAGGTGGCAACGCCTACAAAAGTACCAAGTCCACCGGTTAATTGTTGTGATGGTGCTGAGGCTAACACCACTGCTTTTTGTTGCATTTCAAATGCAAGTAAATTGTCTTCTCCAAATCTATCTTCTTCAGAGTATATTACGTTAAGGACATAAAGGCTATCGTCAGGACTATCGCGTAAATAATCAGCAACTGCACCACGAGGCCAAGGATATTGACCTTTGGCAGCGATTGCTTTTTCGTCGATGTTGACGAGTACAATGTTTTCAATAATTCTTTTTTCTTTATTTTGCTGTAAGGTATCATAATAGGCGTATTCTATACTTTGTATTATATTAGGGTTAACAATACTTAATGCCGCAAAACCTGCGATAGTAAATAAGACTGTCCACCACTTGGTTAATTGCTTAAGCATAATGTTTTATAGTCCAATTACCTTCGTGGTCTTCAATCAATGCTGAACAACTTTCACACCAATCTCCATCATTCATATATGTAATTTCATCGTGCTGTTGTATTTCTGCATGATGAATATGACCACATATAATTCCATCATACTTTTTCTTTCTTGCATAATTAACCATTTCTGTTTCAAACTCACCAATAAAGTTTGAGGCTAACTTAGCTTTTCTTTTTAAATATTTTGCTAATGACCAAGGCTTGTATCCAAAGAAGCTTCTGATTTGATTTACTACATAATTAATGCCAATTAATCTATCGTAACCCCAATCACCAAGATGCATTACTGTTTTACCAAATTTTGTTCTCATTAGATAGTCAAACATATCTCCATGTACTACAAGATATTTTTTTCCATCAGCTCCAATATGAGTTAATCTATTATGTGTTTCAATATTACCTACATTAATATTTGGAATTGTTCTTAAGAACTCATCGTGATTACCGCTTATCCAATAAACATCTGTATATTTTGAAATACGAATAAGTTCTTTAACTACTCTATTATGATTGTTTGGCCAATACCATTTTTTCTGAAGTCTCCAACCATCAATAATATCACCGACCAAATAAAGCTTTTCTGTTCTAACTTCTTTGAGAAATTTTAATAAGTCTTCGTCTCTGCAGTGTTTGCTACCTAAATGTAAATCTGAAATGAATACACTTCTATGACCAATATCGTTTTTCATCTATGTTATTCCAATGCTTTTGGTTATTTCTATATAAGAAATTTTTAATTAAATACCAGGACATACCGAAATATCCCATCTGCTTGAATCTTCTACTGTCTTGTCCAAAGTAATGTTTGGCAAGTTTAAATTTCTTTGGATCATATTTTCTCGACAAGTGAAAATCTTCTGATGTTGGATACTTACAAGGAAACGCACCGTGCTCATAAAACTTATCTCTACGAGTTAAACAATACGCTCCTACAGCAAAGGGAATCCATTTGGACAATATCTTATTTACTACATTAAACATTGAAAAGCCAATCTTTGCTCTCCAATCATTATCATAACATTTAATACTTAATCCTATTAAATGTAAATCTTCTTCTTTCATTTGTTTTAGAGTATCATAGATTACTGTATCTGAAAAAAATCTAACATCAGAATCTATAAAAAGAATATACGGTGTGGTTACTAAAGCTGCTCCGTTATTTTTAGCAACTGAAACAGGTCCTCCTTCAATAATAACAACATCTAAATTTTCTTTATTATTTTTAATGACCTTTCTTGTGTCATCGGTTGAACAATCTGCGATATAAATTCTTATACCTTCTATACCTTTTTGTTTCTTTAATCCATCAAGCAAATGATGAATATAAAATTGTTCGTTTTTACACGGGACAACTATCGTAACTTCGTCTTTCATATTAAGCTCCGAAATGTTTACGGTACATCTTTGTCGTATTTATAAGTTGCCTTACGTGTTCAACTGGAGTTGTCTTATCAATTCCATGAGCAAGGTTTACAATATACGGTGTGTCTTTCATTTTATCGAGGACAGGTGTAATATCTTCTCCTTTAATTAATCTCTTAACGGAAATACCACCTTGTATTACTTCACCGTTAATTTCGTCTACTGGTAAATCATCACTGATATTAATCGCATCAGGATTTACGTATTCAATATAATCGTTTATTTTTAATCCTACTAATCTTGGAAAGGCAATGATACATACATCAGGATAGTGAGCTCGTATCACATCAACAATTTGTTTTGTTGGTTCCATAACGAATGCTTCGAAGTCTTCTTGAGAAATATCACAAGCATGCGAATCAAAGATTTGTACTGTATCACATCCTGCTTCAATTTGCATTGTTAGATGATCTATAATATAAGGTACTAAATTTTGTACCACATCTAATCTTTGTTCTTCGCACATATACTTACATATTGTATATGGAGCTGCGGCGAATCCAATCAAAGATTTACTGTCATCAAGTTCTTCTCTAACTTTTCGTATTGCTTCGTAAACTGGTTCGCACTTATCTAAAAATTCATCTTGTGTTGTTTCCCAAAATGACTCGTCGTATGGACCTAGCTTTGGACCAGGAACATAATCAAGTTCTTGTCCTAAAGCGTAATTCACAATAAGTATGTCTGAGAATATAATTGCACAATCCATATCAAACTCTTTAATAGGTTGCATTGTAATTTCAGCAGCCTTCCAAGGAGTAAGAGCCATATCTAAAAAGCCATTTGATTTTTCTTTCATTGCCATATATTCTGGCATATATCTTCCGGCTTGTCTCATTAACCATACAGGATATAAATTGACTTCTTTATCTTTAATGGTTCTTTGTAATAATGTTTTCATAATTAACTTAATCTTTTTTGAATGTATTTCACCGCCGCATAAATTGTTAAACCATATACCGCGAATATTGTTAGAGGAACTGCCATGTTTAATATTACACTAATATCTAAAAATAGCAAATCTTTTGTAAAGTCGATGATTGCCTCTGCGTCACCTACAGGTTGAATCTCTCTCGAACCTTCATCGTATATCATACCTGCGTCTTGAAGCTGCAAGTGGAATTCGTCTTCTGGGATACACATCATTCCTTCAGGACAATCTGCGTCACCTGGATATAATGTTCCTACGGGATTACCGAATGCGTCTGTTTCCATCTTATTCTTGAGTTACTGATGTAGAGCAACCACCCACTGTTAAACAATCAACTGATAAAGTATATGTTTGAGTTGTTGTTCCAAATTGTTTTAAAATTAAATCTGTTCCGTATAAACCGTCAAGTAAAACATTGGCATTGTGCTGTGCGCCGTTACCTTTCTGTCTAATGAATACATCGTTATAAGAATTGTAAATTGTTAGATCTACATTCTTTGCACCATCACTTTGTTGCTTTATTTTAACTTCGTTATTATCACCTGCTAAATGTAAATCAAAGTCATGACCATCGGTTGAAGTTGTTTGGTTTGTTTGTTGAACTGCCAATTGGTTATAGTTACCATACATTGTGATATCCATTTCATGACCACCACCTTCTAAGTTATCATAATCCCAACTTAAATTAGTATCAGAAGTAATATCTTCCCAATCAATTCCTTGGCCTAATTTCATCTGATTACCTGTACCATTGATTTCATCAAATCGTATTTTATTAGGAAGTGCAGTATGGCTTGTATTTACTTGTACTAAATACATATCTAAACTTGCTGATGAAATAAACGAATTTCCATCTAGCATTAAGATTTGATTCTTATGACCAAATTGATCTACACCTAATTGAAAAGTATCACCAGTTTGTTCTATGTTAATTTCATTGTCTGCAAGAGCTGCAGGAGCTAATATCAACATACCAAATATTGCACCAGCTAAAAATGAATGAGCTAAATCTTTTGCTGTCCAAATGTTAGGGCCGACTTGTTTTCTAAATATTGCCCAAGCTTTTTCTTCATGTTTGCTTCTTTGTTTCATAATTTTATTTATCCACCCTGTCGTAAATCTATTATTGTGTCTTCACCGCCGTTTAAAAATATAGTACCTTCATACCCACCTACAGTTGTTCGTATTGTTGCTCTTGCGTTAATACTTAGTATGATTTGTATTGTTTCATTTACAGAACGATATAATACTATTTTGCCATCCTGTTCGTAAACATTATATTGCGAATCTAAATTTAAACCAAAATCTGCACCTTTTAGTTCTGCTCCTAAAGATGTTTGTGATATTGCACTATCGTCAAGTCTTGCTGCTGTTGCTACTAATGCTTCAACCACATTTAATACATCAGTTAAGAAATCAACATTTAAGTAATCAATGTCAAGCTCTGTGAACTCTAAAGCGTCATCTTCTAAATAATCAATATCTAATCCATCAAACTCTAAAAAGTCAATATCAAGTAATCCTTGATCTGAATCTAAATCGTTTGCCACTTGTTCCTCTATTGCTTCTTTCACTTCTTGTGGTGGTGATACGATAAACATATTGTCTATCATACTAGCTGTTATACCAATCATTGTGATTTGTCTTGTAGGTGGACTATCCATTGAAGAAACCATTGTAGCAGCATACGCTTCATTAAGTACAATTTCTCCACCATCATTAAAGACTGTAATTGAACCTGATGGGTTTCCAAATTCGTCAGGCAATAATATAACGAGAGATCTTCCGAGTTCATCTATCGTTGTTGTAAAATCTGTTCCGCGAACTGCAATTGACGCAGTGGGAGTTTGAATGTCAATGTTATTTTTATTGACCATTCCTAATCGACCTGAAGCAAAGCGTGCTGTGCCTAATGCCATACGCATTGTCATTTTTGATTTGCTTGGGTCAGGATCGTAGTATACTTTATCTATGTATACTTTTGTATGCTCTGTAAGTGAGAGTTCAGCTTTATCTAAAAACTCAATAAGCATACGGCCGTTTGATGTTTCGGCAGTATCGTTTATTTCAATTGGCGGAGTGCTTGAGAGACTGATGCTATTACCAGCCTCTCTTACAATCTGTCCACTACCAGTCGACTCTACTATTTCTCCTATTTGGCTCGATATAACTTCAAGAGGCAAAGCTATAGTAAAACCAAAGATAAGAAATTTAGCTGTCGTTGGCGTTATCTTTCTGATTAATTTGAATAGTTGCATTATCAGAATCCACATCCAAAGTGATGATACCATTACAAGTAGTTACGCCTGTTGGGCATGTTCCACTTAGCTGATTGATATCTATGTCAGCAGAGTCACCAACCAATGTTAAATTGATTTCTTGTTCTCCACCGTCTTTCTGCATTGTGTTGATGTCGTTTGAACCACCTGTGATATCCATGTTCCAAACCGCATCGTCCACATCTATGTCAACATCAAAGATATTGCTAGATCCGATTAATGTTAAATCCAAATCCAATCTTTCTGCGCTTGCGTTATAACCTTGGTCAAAGTCCATAGTGTTTGAATCTCCAGTAATATCTACATCCATTGTTGTAGTATCTGAAGAACCAACGTATCCTATGTTCCAATCCCAAACATTACTATCTCCTGTGAAAAGAAGATTGTATGTTGAGCTATCTGCGTCAAGAGGTCCGTATAATAAATTCTCGTTACCAATTTGGTCAACATTAATAGTTAACGAAGAACCGACAATAGTCATTGGTGAAGAACTAGAACTAAAGTCATTTAGTCCAATCTTATTACCATAACCGTATTGGTCAACGTATAATGTTAATGTATCACCAGTTTGGTCGATATTAATTTCATTATCGTCCGTTGCTGCTGCAAATGCATTGAAAGAAAATAAACATAACAAAGATAGGCCTATTATTTTATGTTTCATATTTTTCCCTTTATTGTTTAATCGTATGTTTATCGTTTGTCCCATAATGATCTTTCTGATGGGGGTGACGATGATTTTCTACGATTGTCCAAAACCCTCTATCGTGGCCTTGGTATACCATTTCTAGCACGGCAGCCTCAATAGCTGTTCGTACTGCGTATGTCACTGACTCATTGTTACCAACTCCGTCCTCATATTCAACCAATTGTGTTCCTTGTTCTACAAAGCGGAAGACGTCTCCACCAGCTCCGTAACTCAGAATTGACTTCTTAGTCTGGACATTCAATAATATTTCACCTGTCAATACGCTAACTGCACGGACAGACACAGTGACTTGATCCTGTCGGTATTGATTACTAAAACCTATACCCAGTGTCCTTGCTCCCCTGCCCCCAGTTTTTATATTACTATCATAACCAACTATTCCGCCTTCTATTATCATTCCTGCGAATAGAAGGGGTCCAACACCTGGAGATTTTTCGTTCAGCTTCTTAGCTGCTTCGTCTCTCGCAGATCTTATAATTTGTCTTTCTCTAACAAGAGCATCAATCCCTTGTCTTTCTACTACTCTAAACCATTTACCATTACCTGCTGTTTTTAGAGCATCTATTAATAATTCTGTTCCGCCTTGTGTAACTGCTGTACTAAAACTTTGACCTGTGACAGAATCTTTTCTTTGGCCTGTTTTATCATCGAATCTATATACTGCGACTACAGGCATATTTGTCGCAGGTGGTAGATTCAATAATTCTATAAAGGATGGTAACTTAATCACCTCTGGCTTTTCAGCACAAATTAATCCTTTACCAAAAAACTTTCTTGTTCCCTGATATGCTTTATCACCAATATACTTTTCATCTTTCCAATCGTCCCACTTACCGTTCTCATAAGAACACTCGCCTGGATCTTCACTCCAAACTGGAATTTGCGAAAAAGAAGCGCAACCTGATAAAAACAGTAATAA